GATTGCAGCGACCGAAGCCGCGCTTAGGTCCTGACCGTCCGTAGGGGCCGAAGAGCCCGCAGCGATTGCAGCGACCGAAGCCGCGCTTAAATCCTGACCGTCCGTAGTGGCCGAAGAGCCCGCAGCGATTGCAGCGACCGAAGCCGCGCTTAGGTCCTGACCGTCCGTTGTACCGGATGAAGCGTTAGAAGACGAAACTACTAACGGGCTATCTGCAATAGACCCATCTGCAATTGCGCCAAAGCCGAGCATTGTTTACTTACCAACAAGCAACTATAACAAACCCAGGACCTCCTAGACCACCAACCCCTGGAGTTTGACCCGTTACCGCCCCGCCACCGCCACCGCCACCGCTACCCGGTGCCCCACGACCCCCATTACCGCCAGCGGACGCTGTAGCTGTTGGGAACCCTGAGCCTCCACCGCCACCACCTATGGATAGGTACAGGTAGGTTGTGGGAAAACTTCCGTTTGCACCAGCGCCGCCAGCTACACCTGACGTACCTGCCGCACCCCCAACAGACGCTGTTATATTTGCTCCAGAAAAAACTGACGCAGAATTGCCGCCAGCTGTACTTGCTGCTGCTGACATACCGCCGCCGCCGCCGCCGCCTTGGGTGATTATCCCCGATGTTGTTAGACCTGGGGAGCCGCCTGCAGTTGGTGTAACGGCACCACCCGTACCGCCAGCCACGCCGGATATATATGTAGCCACCCCTCGACCGGCAATTAAATTATTGCCTACACTACCTACCGTACCTGGGGTGGTGGCATTACCAATTGCACCTGGAGCCGACAGTATTATATCACCCACTGCTGGCGCTAAATTAGAACCAGACCTAGCCGCAAACATACTAGCAACTGCAGTCCCAGTTCCCCCACCACCTCCCCCAACGTAGCATACATCTGGTAGGAACATTGCCGGTATAAGGAGTGTTGCCTGAGAGCCGCTTCCCCCACCACCTCCCCCAGCAGACGTAGCCCCTGCCACTGCATCAACACCTTTGCCACCCTGCCCAACGGCAAGTATGTAAACCATGGTAATACCCCGTGGCTTTATCCACGTTTGATGTAGCCCACCTACAGCTGTCATATCACCGTAGAAAATCTGGATATCGCCAGCGCCAGCAAAAGGTTTAGGCAGATGGTTGAGGTCAAGCATTAGTATTTGCCCCCTATTGCTACAACTGCCCAACCAGTGGTACCAGCGCCCGTACTTGTACCAAAAGATACACTTATACGATAACCCGGAGGTAGAGCCATACTAAGGGGTACATCTATATGTACCGCAGCGGTAAGCTGAGACACTGTTACAGCATTTAACGTGACCTCGGCTATCTTCCAAGTATTCAATGATGTATTACTTACAAGCGCACCCGAAGTAACTGTAGGCACAGTGTTGGATACATACACCCGCATCACTGTTAAGACTGGTGATGAGATACTCTCGCACGACAACCTTTGAATATACCCACCGTTGGTCGCATCAGCAGTGAAGATTGGGTAAATCGTACCAGTACCATCTTGTGCGGTATTAGCAGTTGGGCCAAGCAATGTTGCCGCTGCAAGCGTGGTGCTTTGGATGTCGCCAACTTTGCTGTAGATTGGGTCGTTATTTCCAGCCATGATCGTTCCTTATGGCATAGCCAAGCCGCGACTCATCGCAACTTGCATACCGACGTTTGCATTATCCAAAAGTTCTGCCGCTGCAGTGCAGAACACGTTACTGGTGCCGCTCAGGGTTATCAGCGCACCACCGGCGCTACTTGAGCGCACAAAGTCGCGTGTGAGTCCTGTGGTACCATTGAACGTGCCTTTGCCTACTTCCCATGCCGAACCGCTAACGATTAGGTACTGGACGATCAACGAGGCACTGCCAAATGCCGTGGCAAAGCTCTGATACCCCGCCACCGCGCCAGCAAGAGTAACCGCCCCAGTGCCGGTGGTGGCGGTAGTCTCCTGAACACGGTCTGCGATGTACGGCATTAAGCACCGTAAGCGGTGATCGTCTGCGAAGTAAAGTTAACTGTCTGACCGGACACGATGCTGGTGTTGGTCAAGTTCATGTCGCCGCCGAACGTGATGGTCACGCCAGAACCGACACCAGCGGTAGATGACAGACTCAGCGTTACTGTGGTGCCTGTCGTGGCAATAACGGTTGTACCAGTGAGGATACCGGTGCCGGATACGGTCTGACCCACCGAGATGCCGGATACGGCCGCAAAGGTCAGCACATTGCTATTAGCCGCTGAAGTAGCGCTGGTTACTATCGTAGACGACTGGAACACGGTGCCTTGAATAACGGCATTGGTCGTGGTGGCCGCAGCAGGATACCAGCGGAAGTAACCCGCCGTGCCGGTGCCTGCCGCAGTAACGCCAGTGATCGCGTTAAGCGTGTAAACACCGGTAGTGGCAGAACCGAACGTCGCATTACCTGCAAATGTCGCCAGTAGTGTGCCGGTATCGGCCGTGGCGCACGTGGCAGGGGCCGCACCGGTAAAGATTTTGCATACGCCGGTAGCGCCGACATCAGTGGTCAGAGTGCCAATGGCATTTGTACGGTGGGTAACAGAATACTGAAGTGCCATGGTGGGCTCCTATACGATAACAACGAAGGCGCTGTTGGGGGTTGGTAGGGGAAATTCTAGCTCGAATAGACCGTTTGATGGTCGTTTGATCGCATCGAACTCAAAAGTAGCCAATACGGCACCGTTGCGGGATGCGTTGTACACCATTGCACCCGACGCCTCAAACGAGCAACGCTCTACCTTCACGTCGTTAAACGCAAGGCACGCTACACCATCGATTAAGATTGCGCGACGGTTCACCAGATGAAAGCCGCCCTTGACATATCCGGGGCCGGAAACTTCATTCTTGGTGGAGTACTTGGTTGTCTTGGGGCCGAGATCGGCCTGCTCCGTAAAAAGGGCAAGGCGATAGTCATCCCCGGGCTGGTGCACGCCGTTCATCATGTCCAGCTTGGCTTGTTCGCAGATGGCTGTGACGATCATGCTGCTTTCCCTGTGGTTTGGTTGCTGACGGTGTTAGCGTCCTGCCCGCCTTTCGGAGCCCCACCGGGAAACGTCGGGGCGGGTGCTGGTGCGCCGGGTGCGCCACCTTTGGAGATCACCACGTTGCGCGGGGCATTAGCTTGCTGCTGCGCTTGCATCTGGGCCTGCTGCTGAGCTTCTTGCTGCGCCTTTTGCTCTTCCTGCATCTGTTCCAGCTTTTCTTTGCTAGGGATGATGTCGTCCACCGGCATGTTGAGCCCCTTGGCCACTTCGCGCAAGATTGCCGCGCGCCCGGGGATGCCAACGATCTGCATGTCGGCCGGATTCGCTGTGGCTTGCAGAAACTCCATGCGGCGCACGTTTTCCTGTTCCTTGGTGGCCAACTGGATGGCACCCTTGGGCTCGACTTGCGAGTCGCCCTTGATGGTGTCGTCATCCACATAGCGCATGTTCCAGTCGTACTGGGCGCGCACGGCCTTGCCGATCACATCCATGTCCAGATGCATGATGACTTGGCGGATACCCTTACCGGCTGAGCCCATCAGCATGGACAGGCCCGACGCGGTGCGACCGGCACCAGCCACGTTCATGTCGCCGTAGACGTACGCCGGAATGCCTGACTGGTCGTCGGCGAGCTTGGTGAAGTGGGTGTACACCATCATCAGCTCTTGCGCATTGCTTTGCGGCTGGTTAAAGCGGATGGCGGGCTGGCCAGAGCCCAGCGGGTCGTTGGTGACTTGGAAAATGCGCCACGGGGTGAGCGTGGTAATTTCTTCGTCCTGTGGCATGCGGTCGATGTTGATTTCCACCATGGGGCCAGAGGCCAGTCCCATGTTGTTGACCAACGAGCGGGCTGCCGCGTTGCACATATTCTGGATGTCTTCGATCAGCTCGGGGATACCGGTGCCCCAGAACGCGCCGGGGCGCTTGACGAACGAAGACGTGTAGTAGTTGTTGCGACCCAGCGGGTCGTAGTTCATAGTGGCCTTGATGACCCAGCGGTCGATCAGCCACGCATTGCAGTCGTATTCTTTGTCCGGGTCAGGCACTTCATCTGAAGTCATGCCCCACTCAATTAGTTTGCTGCCGGGGACCTTGCCGGTGAACTCCAGAGCATCCACACTGGCCGTGGGCCGGTCCCAGATGTTGTACTTCTGCTCCAGCGTGGACTTCATCTGCTCGTTCGGATTGAGCCATGTGCCAGCGCTGCTGGCGGGCATGTTCTCCAAGACGTGGCTGATGGCGGCATCGTCGTACCCGGGCAGGCCTTTGAGGGCTGCAAGGTCTGGGCGGCTGAGCCGGTGGTGCTCAAACATGAAGCCTTCGTTGATGTCGGTGACACCCGGCTCCGGGTAGATGCGGTACGGGTCCACGCGGGTGTACGTCGGTACCAGTTCTTCGGTCACATCAGGCGCGTACTTGCCGTCAGGCCCCTGCACCCACGCCATGCGGCGTTGCTTGCGTACGGTGGGTCCTTTGAGGAAGGCGTTGGGGTATGTGGCCAAGTCGGAAATAAACGCGTTGAAGCCCTCGATCATGCCGCCTTCGGCAAACTGGTCTTCGATCTTGGTCTGCATGTTGCCCGCAGTCTCTTGGGCTTCTTCCATGACCTCGTTGCGAATTTCCTGCTTCGCAAGGTCCTTCATGTCGTCCTGCGTGTCCGGGTCCAGCGGCTGGCCCGACTGCATGGCTTGCATCACCTTCTGGCCGAACCGCTCAGTGATTTGCTGCTGCAGGTCCGGGTTGATGCTGGGCTGGGGTGTGGGTGACACCAGAAACGGAATTTTGCCGTCTTCCAGCAGGATGTCGCGTAGCCATGACTCAGCGCCACGGCATTTTGTCTCGGTGACCATCATGTACACCTGAGAGCCGCCTTGGGCTGCGATGGCCTTGGCGATGTCTGTCTCGTACTCGCCGTTGCGCTGGCGCAAGGCTTTGAACATTTTGCGCTCTATGGGCAGCTTGGCGCGTTTAGCGGGCTCCCATAGAGCTTTCAGGTGGGCTGCCAGCCCGAGAATGAGAGGGTCGTTCTGACGCTCCTGCGCCGACTGCTCTGCCTGCTGGCGAGCGTCGAGCTGCGCATTGTTCTCGATGCGGACGAGCCCTGCCATTATTTTGTCGTCGCAGCGTATTCGTCACCTTGGGCGTAACCAGAACCACCGGGAGCTTGGTCTGGACCACCGGGGAACGCGCCGTTGAGCGCGTTGCCGCCCTTTTTTACACCGCCCAAACCCACTGCTTTGCCATCACCGGCAGAAGCTGCGAACGAGTCGCCTTGGTTGTAGCCGCTCGCTGCGTTGGCTGCGCCGGTCGTGGGGCCAAAATGACCGCCTACCATGGCATTACCACCGGACTTGGGACTACCGGCCATCTGGGGGCTGGAGTCGCCGCGTGCGTGCACGCCAGCGATCTGGTTGCCTTGGTTGTAGCCGCCAGCGGTAGCTGTGCCGCCCATGCCGCCGACAGAACCGAGGGTCTTGTACTGTTGAGAGTTAGTTTCCATAAATTTCTCCAAAAGACCCACGGCGGGTCGGTGACACTATACCAGATCAGGATGGCATTGCGGGGGGTTTGCTACCGAACGGGTTGATGTGGGGGTTGGGCTTTTTCGGAAACGAGTTTGTCATACCTTTGGCCTGCATGGCGTCGTGCGCCTCTTCGCGCTTGGAGCCCTCGGCACCGAAGGGGTTGCCCGCTGGTTCTTTGTCTTTTGCAGAGTTCTCGAATCGGTTGGGCGCGCGACCAACAACACCGCCGGTGGCGTACCCGGTCTGCATGGAGTGTGGGCTGACATCAGCGGGATTCGACTGGCCACGGTTGATGGATGTCACCATGGAACCGATGGGGTCCACGGATGAGTTTGCCCAGTCCACGGCGTCCTCCCGGCTTTTGCCGGTCAGGGCCTTACCAAACTCGGCAGGGACCGGTGTGGTATCGCGGGGCATGGTGGATGGCTTACTGTATGGGGAGGGGGGAGGTGTAGAGTTACCGGTAGCGGATGGGTTAATTTTGCCGCGACCTCCGCCGATGCCCGGATAACCGCCGGATGATGTACTAGGAGCGGCAGGAGAGTCGTCTGCCTGCGCGGTGGTGTAACTCTTGCCGCCAAACTCAAAAGTTTTAACGCCGCTTGCGCGGGCTGCCTTAAATGCGTCTCCGAAAGCTGACATGGTGTGCTCCAAAAATGATAGTTTACGTCCAGCCGTAGGCGTTCGCAACCCGCACTTGGCGGCGCTTGGCTCCGAAGGCTGCCGCTGCTCCACCGGAGTTTATACACAAGCAGCCGTACTGTAAAGCGTCCGAACAGTGGCTCCATTCGTCCTTCAGGGGCTCGGTTTCGTAGGAGCCGTCTTTCTTGCGCCGGTACTTGTAGCCGCCGTACATCGCTTGGACCAGATGCTTCATGCCGTCGGACGTTTCCGGTGCGCTAAAGAGTAGTGCCGCCCCGCCGTTGACTTGGGATGCCAGAAGCTGCTCGACGGCTGCGATGCGTTTAGTGGGGTCGTTTGTGGGTGCGCGTATCGAGCGCAGCCCCTCGGACTTGAACACGTCCTCGACGTTTTCCTCGCTGAGCTGGCTTTTAGCCCAACCGGCCGGGTCACCGCTGATGAGGAACTTATTAGCCGCGAATTTGCGGCTGAGCAGCGGTTTGACGTACTCCCGCAGGAATCCTTGCAGTCCGATATTTTCCACGTAGATCGCATCCAGCACCAGCACGCGCCCGCGCGCATCGCGCTGCAGGAACACCGCCGCTGGCGTGCGCCCGAAGTCCATGCCGATGATGATGGGGTACTGGTCGTACTCGATGTGGCGCAGCACCGTGGGGGCCACGTGGTATTCCCGCACGAAACTTTTCTCGTATACCGGTTTGCCAACGAGGGAGCGGCCGTATTCGCCGTGCACGTGCACGCGGATAAAGTCTTCCGTGGCACCCTCCATCATGTCCTCGTAGTACGTCTCGCCCAGATTTTCCCGGTTCTCTGCCAGCGGCGAGAGGCCCGAGGGCTGCCGAAAGTGCGCCCACCCGGCCGGTTTAACGACCTCGAACTGCTCGTAGAGCCAACTGTCTTCGGAGGGCGGGTTCGTGTCCATGATGAGCCCGGACCAGTATTTAGCGGGCTTTCCCGTGCGGGGGTCATCGGCCAGCATGCTTTTTGACGGGTATCGCGTAAGGCGCGACCGCGCGGCAATTATCAGGTCCGGGTGGACTTCCCGGGCCTCGTTGATAAAAACTCCAGTCAACTCCAGCGACAGGAGTTTGCGCTGGTCGTCCGGGGTGTCCAAGGGCAGGAACAGGATTTCCGCGCGGATGTCTCCGACGTTTATCAGGAACACTTTGTCGCCCACGCGCCAGTCACCGGCCACACCGTCTGGAAACCAGTTGAACCACGTTTTTAGCGTCGTGTCCCGAAGCTGCTGGCTGGTGTTTCGGATGACGGCCCAGCGACTGCGGCGCAGCCCGTCCTTGCATTTGGGCATCTCTGCGCAGCGGCGAAACATCTCCATGATGCATGTGACCGATTTGCCCGAGCCCACCGGCCCCATAAGCAAGCGAACCAGCGCGCTGGACTGCATAAACACGGCACCCGTGGGGGGTGCGACGTAGTTGACTTTCATTCGGCTTGATTTTCTGCCATCTCGGCAAACAGTGTGGGGTCGATGAGGGGTGCAATCACGTAACCGCTTGTTTTATGGCCGGTATCTTCCATGTTGAACGTATTTTTGTCTGAAACGCCGGTTGTTTGGCCAGAAACGGTGGTCTGGTTGCCGTTCATGTTGATCGTCACGCTGAAACCCTCGCCCGCGTTGACCGATTTTTCCTCTTTGGGCTCCAATCCGGCCACGCGTGTGAAGAACTGGGTGGCTTGGAACTGCTGGGCGAACGTGGCGTCGGGCCCCATAGCTCTCACGAAGGTCTTTTCGGCCAATTCCTCGGCCATGAACTTGGCTTTGATGCGGAATGTGTAGCCGGTTGCGGCCAATTCGGTGCGGTGGGCTTCCACAGCGGCCAAAAACGGGGGCCAATTTTTGAGTTTTTCCCAGTTTTTCGGACTGATGTTGTGCTTTGCAGCCGCTTCATCGGGGTCGACCAAGCCTTGGGCAAGGGTTACGACCAATTCGGGTGGGATTTGGAACTGGGTGGTGGGGACGTAGCCAATATCGATGGGCTCGTCTTGGAAGTCTGGTAAATCCATGCTCAGTGTCCTTGGGCTATGAGATGGGGGGAGTGTAACCCGGTACATCGCCTTTCGGCGAGCACCGCTTTGCAGGTCCTTTTTTATTCTGAAAAATTTTGAAAGATGTTTTGAGGGGGCGGGGGTGATTTTTCACTGAGTAGATTTACTCACGGCATAGCGCGGCGGGAATACTTGACTAATTTAGTCGGGTATTGGTTTTTAGGGACGGTGTGTGTGAGGGGGGTAAATACATCGCGAGGGGGCCCCCCTTGGCCATGTGGGTGGGGGTACTCTCGTTTTGCCATAGGTGGAAGGGGCATGGAATACAGCTAAGTCCCCGACCCGTTCGAGTATGGTGGTACGGCCGCGCTAAGCATAGGTGCGTCTGTTTGTAGCCGAGGAACGTCTGCACGGGGAGGGTGGCATTAGTCATCGAAGCGTGTGGTATCAAGGGTGCATAGGTCGGCCGGTAGTGCGACAGTGCCTGTACCCTGAGAGTGCACGGAAAACCCCTATGTGCATGAAGGCCCAGCGAAGTGTGACAGGCTAGCTGGCCGTGGACTGCAACGTAACGCAGTGGACGATCTGGGTCCGAATAGCGCAGGTATAGGTGCACCAAAGGGCGTGCATAACGGGGACCGTGGACCATAACACCCAAAAGCGAAAATTCCGATAGTACATTGCATGCAGTGTGCTATCTGAGCATGTCGCTCGATAACTTTTAAAGGTGATTCAAATGGAAAAAACACAAATACTCAAGGCCATCGGTTCGATTGGCAAAGCCAGCGCTAAGCTGACCAAAGACGTGCAAGCGTGCGCCGTCGAATGCGTCATTCATGCGGTGTTGCATGGTGATGTGACACTGGCTGACCAGTTGGTTGATGCACTGGGCAAGCAGGGCCGTAAATCGAGTTTGCGGGCTTGGTTCGAGATCAACGGTTGCATGTTCATTGCAAAGGGCAAGAACGTGTTTTCATTCGACAAGACACATAAGCTGGGCAAGCAGGATACTCCTGAGCTGCGTGAGCGTCTAATGGCAAAGCCATGGGAAGATGCAATCCCCGAACCCGCTGCGATCAGCGTGCTTGAGATCAGCGCGAAGTTCGACAAGTTCATGGATACGCTGACCAAGCAGGCAACGGAGGTTGCGAATGCGGGCGGTGTGGTGCACGGCAAGGCCTTGCTTGAACACATGGCCAAAGCAGCGGCTGAGTTTCACGCTCGGGCTATCCTGAGCGAAAAGTTCGATCTGGTCGAAGAGAAGGAATAAGAGAAAGGGCTTCGGCCCTTTTCTTTTCCGCGCAGCACTGGTCAACCCTGACAGACGCAACTTATGTCATACCCAATCAACCGTGGCACAAAGCTGCCACCTAAGCGCGTTCACTCAGTGAATGTCGGCAACGCCAACCCATCCAACCTTGAGGCTATCTACGCGGGCGGTGACCCATGGGAAGCCGGTCGTACGTTCGGATGCGGTAACCCCAAGACTACAGGCAGCACCGCAGGTGCTCGGGTCATAGTGTCGCGCCGCAATGTGTCCAAATTCACGGTCGCGGGGACTGCGAAGTAGCTCGCTAAGTGACTTTTCAGGTTCACTCAGTGAGTTACTGAGTGACTTGGTTTACTCACTGAGTGAATCCTATAGTCACTAGACGATTTTTGGGTGCCTTCTCGCGAGTCCAATCACTCCAAACCCAATGAAATCAAGGCTTTGTTCTATATTGAGTACAAATATACAATAAGTAGTAGTAAAAAGCCTCCTCTCGCGAGAGCGTGTTCGTGTGTTGGCGTACGTGGCGCGCGTGAAGTCACTAAGTAACTTTATACGCAAAAAAAAACACACGCGTATAATCCCTCACGATTCCCCCCTGAGCCTCCGGCATACCATCTAGTTGTCTTGATACCCGGAAACCCGCATGGATGCTCAGTTCTATTAAGCTCAACATAAGAGAGGATTTCTATGGCCCTTACCATTTCATGCCCTGTGTCAGCCCAAATGGTGCTGCGCGACCTCATATCCACACATCCGCCTCACTCAGTGGAAGCCTTGACTCGCACGTTTTTGGCAGACATACACATCACTGAGCAGAAAGTGCGCGAGCTTGCGCACACAAAGCGCATCACGTTGAGTGCAGTTGTGCGTGGTCTGATGTGCAACAAGTACCCGGAACTGAAGCAACATTGGCCACTCAGTAAGCAAACGCCTGCACAAATTGAAGGTATTGCCAAGCGTAGTCGCAGCCCGGACGGCGCAGAACTCAAGCGCGCATTGGAGTTACTGAGTGGGTTACTGAGTGACCGGCACAACATGCGTACACACAACGCAGCACGTACATTTTTGGCCAAGCATGGCATCGCTGCGCCCGACTGGCGCGAAGAGTATTACAAGCAACCTAAAGGAGAATGAGCATGTTCAATTGCTACAAGGTATTCGTTAATGGTCGTCTGTACGCCATCGTACACACCGAGAGCGCAGCGAAAGGACTGTCCTTTATGCTGTTCGAGAGCGATGGTGGTCAACGCGAAGAAGTGCGCATCGAAGGCGCATATATCCCCGGTGGCGTGGGGTTCTAGCACGCGCAGCACTAGTCAGCCATCGCGTACGCAAAAAAACGGGGAGCCTGACCCCCTTAACAGGCGCAACTCAAGGAGCTACCATGAGCCACGAATGGCCTGAAACTGTATTCATTGGAGACACCATGAAGAAACCCACCCGACTGCCCACTCTGAAGCAAGCCCAGACCCGCGACGGACTGCGCACGGTGTTCTACTGGGCGCTGCTCTACATCATCGCAGTGGCCGTTGTGTTGGCGGACTGCATCGTATGGCGTCCGTAGCATCCGCAGTAGTCGGCTCTACGTTCAGGCTCACGGTTGGCAACATAGCAGTCGACCTGTTGGCTGTGACATCGTTCGATCGTTCACCACACGAAAACGTACGCGCAGAGTATGGTGGCTGCGAAGGGTGCATTGGACACACGGTACTGCACAACATACCGCCCGGACTGCGCCACTCTAGCATCTGCGCCCGCTTACCCCAAGGGTGCACATCAAATAACTCCATAATCATACGGGCCGAAGACTACGGCATTTACCTATCCACATTCGCCTTGGGAGTAACAGATGATTAACAAAGAACTGCTCATGCGCTACCGCGCGTTGCACCAGCAGATCGACGGCATGGGCAAGGACTTGCTCAAGCTCATGCGCCACCCGGACAGCACACAGGAACAGATACTGCGTGGCCGGGACGCATACTTCCACTCATATGCCATGTGGGTGGAGGCGCGCATGATACTGCAGGAGAAACACCCACCACACCGCCGCTTCCTGCAGCCTGAGTTACCTTGGAACAAACCGGAGGACCTATGAACATGCGCAAGGTGCGCCGCCTGCGGTCGCGGCGTTGGGACAGCGTGCACAAGAGCTGGAATGCCGTGCTGGATGGTGGGTCCATGTGGCCTATCCGTCACACCAAACCGTGCAAGTCGTATAGCGCATGGTGCAGTGACTGCAACGCAGTCAGGTTCATATCGGACCACAACCGATTCCCTCACAACGTGGATGAGTTCTACGCGTTCGAGGATTACGTTCAAATAGGAGAGCAACCATGAACATCACAATGGAATCACCCGAAGAGCGCGAAGCGTTCGAGTCCATGCCAGCACACATGGAAGTCAAGCTCGAAGTGCGCGACCAGTACGGACGACAGACATACCACCCGGCCAACCAGAACGCTGACCTGTTTGCATCCCTTGCCGGGACCAAGACACTCACGCACCACGCCATCTCGGTCATCATGCACCTTGGCTACACTGTGACGTACGTGCACAAAGCAGTGGGGATACCGTGAGCACCCTCAAGTCGTGGACGCGTAGCACCACACACCCACACGCGGTGTTCGTGCTTCGTGAAGACCATGAGATCATTAATAGCGAATACGATGCCAAGGGATGCGCGCTGTGCGTATTCAGTGTTCGAGACAGCGGTTGCGCAACGCATAAATGTTCCGGTGGTGTGTGGCTCGATGAGACGCAAGCAGTCGTCCTGCGTTTGGAGTCATAGCATGTGGCGGCGCATCACTGTCGATGACAAAGAGTACGCGCTTGTACCCACGACGCTGTTCATACACCACGAAGACTATGAGCTGGAGTGGGGTAGCCCGTGCCACCTGTGCCCGCACTTCGTGTTCAACCCGCAAACAAAGCACAGCAACTGCGCCTACCTGATACGTCCACTAATAAAAGACTTCAGTGACGCGCCGTGCCATGCAGACAATCGCCTCGTAGATAAACGCTCGGCTGTGTTCGTGCCTCTGCGACTAGCCGTCGAGCTGCGACTGGGGGGTGCACCATGAACCACGGCGACAAAGCACTGGTCAACGGTGAACCGTGCGTTCGAGTGGGTTTGCGATCGACCCGCGATTACGACTGGAATAACCCTTGCATAGAATGCCCACACTACGCAAGCGAAGCAGACGGTTGCAATTCGAGCTGCGGTAACTCATACGTGTGGGTGCGTGAGCATGTGTGGATAGCAATTCTGTTGGAGACACCATGATCGAGCGACTACTTGTAAAGGACGAGCCATGCGTTCGTGCGAAGATGGGCAAAGGGTTTGCGACTGGAATCGGCTGCAACCACTGCCCGCTATATCAGCCAGTCATGGCTGGTAAGTCGTGCCACAACGCATGCGGCACCGGATACCTGTTCATAAGGGAGCAAGCATACATCGAAGCACTGTTAGAAGAAGGCAACGACGCCAGCCTGTAATGGCGTCATATCACCCAAGGAAATCAAGATGAAATACTCAGAAGTTAAACAATCGGTCGTCGCCCAGTTCAGCCAAGATCGCCCCGACGCCAACCAGACCGTGTTCGCTATCATGGGCCAGCCCGGTGGCGGCAAGTCAGCGTGTGCCCGTGACGCATTCAACGAGCTGGGCTTTATCCAAGGCGAGACACTGTTCGAGCTGACACTGTCCTCGCGTGACCCGGTCGATCTGCTGGGCACACCTAACAACATCGGCGACTTCACCCGCTGGGTGCCGCCTGAGATGTTCTGGAAGATGCGCAAGGGCACAGGACGCGTAGCACTCTTGCTCGAAGAGTTCAGCGATGCACAACTGCCCATGTTCAACGCGGCATGCCGCATCATCTACGACCGCTTTGCCGGTGACATGGCTCTGTCCGACCATCTCCACATCGTGGCCACTGGCAACCGCACCGAAGACAAGTCTGGTGCCATGCGTGTTCCATCCAAGTTCGCAGGGCGCACGCGTCGTCTGGACTACACCGAGAATCTGGACGAGTGGATTGCGTATGCACAGGACATGGACTTTCCCATCGAGCTGATTCAGTACCATCGCTTCATGAAGGGCGCAGCACTGGTCGACTTTGACCCGAACCGCTACGCCAACGCAACGCCGCGTACATGGGAAGATGTTGCACGCATGCCGCGCACACTGCCAAAGCATATCGAGCGTGACAACGTGGCAGGCTCTGTTGGCCAAGGCCGTGCCATCGAGTACTGTACGTTCAAGGACCTGTTCGATGACTTGCCTAACATCGACACACTCATCGCCAACCCCACGACAGCGGCTATTCCCGCCAAGCTCGATGTGCGCTTTGCAGTCCTCGGAGCCCTTGCCCGGGCATCCACGGCGGACAACTTCGAGGCGGTGTGCACATACACCAACCGCTTCCAGCCTGAGATGCGCGTCATGTGCATCAAGGACGCGATCAAGGTCGAGCCCAAGATCAAGCGTACCCGTGCGTTCCAGACGTGGGCTGCCGAGAATGCAGACGTTCTCATATAGAGGCAGGGCATACAAGCGTATGCCTGAGCCCATCGCCTACACCAACGGCGACGATAACGAAGGGGAATTGATGTGCATGGGTTGCAGCTTCCGCAACGGCCACGAGACTATGCGCAGCCCGGGTTGTGCCGCCATCAAGGAAGCACTTGATGGTGACTGGTGTGGCTCGACCATCTGGATACCTGACACCCCCGAAGGCTTGGCTGAATACATCGCACTCAAGCTGGAAGCATCATGACCACATACATCCGCGTGCCAGAGATACACGACTGCGACGGGTGCGCAGTCAACCACAACGCCCAGACCGAGGGCGAAACATTCGAGGACCAGCGCTGCACCCAACTGAGCGACGCAATAGGAGGATGCTATACACACAAATGCATTTGGATAGAAGACCACGAAGCCTCACGGCTTGCTTACATCACTCTGAAACTGGAGAACTGAAATGACAATGAACTGGACAAGCATCGACACATCCGTCGAACCCAAGATCGCGAAACTCAGCGACAAGGCCATCGAAGCCAAGCTGGTTATCCGCAGGACAACACTGGT